GCTGCAACGAAATCCATCACCCTCGGGCTTATTTCCACGGTGAATCAGAAAGAGATTGAAGGCCATTTTCGCGATTTAGTTCGATACGTAGCGCAGCGGCTGGTGGCGCAGCCGGACGCCCAGAGCGGCGTCGTTGTAGCAGCCACAGTGGCGGACCTTGCCAGGCTTCTCAGCGAAAAGAAAGTCGACTTTTTTATGGAGAGTCCCTATCCGACTTATATTATTAACAACGTGCATGGAGCAGGCATGCTTCTTTTGAGGCGGTGGAAGGGCGGCAAAGCGGAATATCGCAGCTTGATTGTGGCGAACAAAGCCGGCGCCCCTGATCGTCTTCAAGATCTGCGCGGTAAGATCATCGCATTCGAGGATCCCGAATCGACTTCGGGCTATTTTTTGCCCAAGTTATTTTTGCAAAGAAACGGCTTCAAACTGACCCAGGTCTCAAGCTTAAATGCCGCCGTCGCGCCAACGGAAGTTGGTTATATCTTCGCTAAGACTCAAGACAATCTCATTGACTGGATCCTGAAGAAACAGGTGGCAGCGGGGACCCTGAGCGACGACGACTACGGCGCGTTGAATGAAAAACAAAAGGCCGACCTCAATGTCCTAGCGCAAACCGAGTTGCTGCCGCGTCATCTCGTTTCAGTGCGCAAAGATTTATCCCCGGAATCGATCGAACGTCTCAGCCAAATCTTGCGCGCCATGCACGAGAACGATGAAGGCCAGAAGATACTGCGTAGCGCCGACAATACGATGATGTTCGACCTGCTTCCGGGCGGCGAAGAAGCGATGCGTCGGCGGCTTTTGGATACTTTCCAGCGCCCGTAGAGAAAACCATCGGAGCGTCGTCCAATCCAATTTGGTGATGGCAATCGCCTTTATTCGCTCTCATCGGCATTAACGAAACCCGATCGCCACGATTACGCCCGATGAAGCGTCGGCAAACAAAAGGCGCAGCAGCTTATTGTTTTGCCTTCAGATCCTGGTCATGGTCCTTGAGAAATTTTTTGATCTCGTCTCCCTGCTCAAGCAGCCTTGCCCACTGCTCTTTATATAGAGTTACGGGGAACCTGCCCAAGCCGTAGACCGATACCGCTCCCTTATCCGAAACCTTCCAGGACAAGGCCCGGCTACGGGCTTGCCGGAGCTTTTCGTTGCTTTCCCTAAGCTTTGCGATCTCCGCCAGAAGCTCGGCATTGGTCTTGCTCTGGTCTTGAAGAATTGCCATGTCCTATCTCCTTCGGTTACGCCATTTGCGGCATGGGCAGGATACGCTCGCCGTGCCGTGTGTCAAGCGCATACCTGCTATGCGTTAAGCGCATACCGGAATTCGTTAGTCAAATCAATCGCTTAGCGATTTGCATGGCTGCTATGCGTTGAATGCATAGCTCCTTCGCACATGCAGCAGGCGCTTTGAGGACCCCCGGGGCCCAAACGGGCGCGAACCGTGGGCGCGACAATGTCTGGGCAAATTTTGTGTGATTTCCGACACCCATACCTATGGTTTCACCACCCGCTGTTTACACGCGCGGAAAGAAGGATTGACTTCACAAAGGTTTCATGGTATAATGGTATAATGGGAACCTCGTAAGGGCGGAAGCGATGTGTTAGGCAGGGGCCGCCGACCGGGCAAGCCGGGAATTGGGCAAGTGAGGGAGCTTACCCGAGAGGAGGTCCTTGGCTCGAAGCGATCAAGGGTTCCACCGATCCAGCGATTCCGGGACTCACATCATAGGATGGCCCGGCTGTTCGCGTCGGGGCTGAGGGTTTCGGAAGTCGCGGCTTTGACGGGATACTCGGTTAGCCGGGTGTCCCTTTTTCATACCTCACCAGCATTCCAGGAGTTGATAGCGGAGAAGCGGAAAATAGAAGAAGAGGTCTTTAGAGATCAGATCACGGCCTACAACGATTTAATCTTAAGTAATGGATTGAAGGCCGAGCGCAAGCTCGCGGATAAGTTGGACGACGATGACGAAGCAGAGGAGCTCTCGGTTCGGGAATTGATCTCGATTACCCGAGATGCAGCGGACCGAGTTGGGCTCTCGAAGCGATCGATTAACTTCAATGTTAATCAGGACTTTGCCTCGCTATTGGACAGGGCCATTGAGCGATCGGCAGAACTGTTGCCCCGGTCTTCTGATGTAGAGCTGGTAGCTTCCTCCGCTACTTCCCAGCCATTGGAGGATCGGGGCGCCAAGGACGACTTAGTGCTTATGCAGAAGCCTCGGCCTTTTAGGCGGAGGATCTAATGGCCGACCAATGCGATACCTGTCACTATTACCGGCTGAGGACTTACGGAACGGCTCCGGATGCGAAGCAGGTTGGGGAATGCCGATACAGCGATCCATATAGCCAAGGGCAAACTGGGTATTGGCCGCAGGTACAAGCGACTGATTGGTGTGGGAAGTGGGAGGTAATACCAATTCCGTTGGAGAAATCGTCATGAGTGGCTCAGGGCTGGTGCAGTTCTTGATTAACATAATCGCTTTGTTGGCCGCAGGCGGGATCTTCTTTGTCTCGATTGACAAGGTGGCGCCTGATGCCTTCTTTGCGAAGATTGCCAAGATCGCAATCGGGGCACTGTTGCTGATTGCGTTGATCGTCACTATCGCTGCGGTCTTTGGCCTAGCCGGAGCGGGCGTGGCAGTAAGTCCACTAGGAATTCTATGGTTCGCTGTGGCAGTGATCGTTGCAGTGGTCGTGCTGTACGTTATTAATCTAATCGTGGATTGGATCGCCTCTAATATGGGAATAGGCCCAATAGGCGGGATAATCAAGTACGTACTTGGGGCTGTTGTCTTGATCGCTTTGTTAATCGCTGCTGCGAACTTGCTGTTTGGCTATCACGTTGGAAAGCTGGTTAGCTAATGCCATACGATGACCTGATAGAGAAGCATGCTTCTAGAGTCGGGATCGATCCAGCCTGGATGCGGAAGATCATGCGGATCGAATCAGGAGGCAATCCACAGAACGTGACGGGGTCGTACAAGGGCTTGTTCCAATTGAGTACCCGAGAATTCAATCGGCATGGCGGCTCCGGGAACATCTTAGATCCAGAACAGAACACCATGGCCGCAGCTAACAAGTTAGCTAAAGAGAAACTGGCCTTCAAGGAAAAGTATGGCCGTGATCCGAAGCTAGCTGATCTATATTTGATCCACCAGCAAGGCGAAGGTGGCTACGCAGCACATATGGCCAATCCAGATCAGCCAGCCTGGAAGTCCATGCTCTCAACTGGTGAGGGCAAGGCCAAGGGCGAGAACTGGGCCAAGGCTGCGATCTGGGGCAACATACCAGATGCGGACAAGAAGAAGTTTGGATCCGTCGATAACGTTACCTCGAAGGACTTCGTCAGCCTTTGGGGCTCGAAAGTCGAGGGCACTAAGTTTGAAGGCTACGGTCCGTTAATGGCCGCTTCTAAGGCTGCGAAGGAAAAGGGCGAAGCCGCAGCTGGAATGGAAGGTGCAGGCGGGACCAAACGAGGAACTTTCCTTGGCGAGGCCGCAGAGCCAGGGAAGTTCGATACTCCATATGAAGGCCAGCCACAAGCTGGGATGCCGGACTTCCAACTGCCGTCCGTGGCATCTAGTGGCCTTGGCCCGGCATTTAGGGGACCACAGGTTCCTGGCGCAACTCGGTGGGAAGTGGGATGAGCGATCGGTTGCTAGCATGGTTAGCTTCAGTAACGAAGGATCCACTGGCCTTCGTGATGGGAGCGTTCCCTTGGGGAGAGCCAGATCAGAGATTGAGGGATTACAAAGATGGGCCAGAGCCTTGGCAAAGGGAAATCCTTACCCTCATTAAAGACGGTCTTATCGATGTCAACAAGGCCATTCAACTTGCCACTGCGTCTGGACACGGTGTTGGAAAAACAGCTCTCGTCTCCTGGATCATTCTGTGGGCCATTTCCACCAAGCCCGACACCAGAGGAGTTATCACGGCTAATACGGAAACGCAGTTAAAGACCAAGACCTGGGCGGAGCTAGGCAAATGGTACCATATGTTTATCGCCAAGGACTTCTTTCAACTTACCGCTACGGCCTTGTTCGCCAAGGATACTGCCCATGAACGTACATGGCGCATTGATATGGTCCCCTGGTCGGAGCGCAACACAGAGGCGTTCGCAGGATTACACAATAAAGGCCGTAGGATCCTTGTGGTCTTCGACGAAGCGTCGGCGATACCTGACATCATATGGGAGACTACCGAAGGCGCTCTTACCGATGCTGAGACTGAAATTATATGGTGTGTATTCGGAAATCCTACCCGCAACACCGGAAGGTTCAGGGAGTGTTTTCCTGGTCAAAGGCACTCTCGCGAATGGCGGACCAAGCAGGTTGATAGCCGTGAAGTCTCGCTCACCAATAAAGACCAAATCAAGTCGTGGATCGAAGCGTACGGGGAGGACTCGGACTTCGTTAGAATTAGAGTCCGGGGCATCTTCCCTCGAACGGGTGAAATGGAGTTTATCTCAGCCGAAGATGTCGAAAAGGCCGCTCAAGAAGAAGCCTCGTCGAACCCGTCGGACGCCCTAGTAATAGGAGTTGACGTTGCACGGTATGGAGCAAATGAGACTGTTATCTTCTTCCGAAAGGGAAGAGATGCTCGAACGATACCGCCGATCCGTCTTAGGGGAGCCTCGGTTGTCCAAGTGGCTTCTAAAGTCGCTGAGACGGTCCAAACGCATAGGATTGATGCGGTATTTATTGACGGTGGCGGCGTTGGTGGTGGTGTTGTTGATAACGTTAGGGCTCTGCACATCCACTGTTTCGATATTCAGTTTGGGAGTAAGCCTGAATCCTTAGGCTTCGCTTGGGGCACCGATGGAGAACGATATGCAAACAAGCGAGCAGAAATATGGGGTTCGATGCGCCAATGGCTCAAATCAGGCGCCATACCGTATGACGCTGACCTTAAAGCGCAACTCGTCGGTCCAACATATACTTACAATCTTAAGAATGAAATCCTTCTTGAAAAGAAAGAAGACATGATGAAGCGAGGGCTTGATAGCCCAGACCTTGCCGATGCTTTAGCGCTTACGTTCGCTATGCCGGTGCAATCGCACGCTTGGGCCGGACAGACCGAACGGCCGAACAAGCCTATGGTCGAATCAGAGTACGATCCGTTTACGACTCGTAGCATCTATCACGAGCCTGTCTCTGAGGAGAGGAGGGTAATCTAATGGGTTTCGTTCAACGAGCTTTCACTCCAGGTGGTGGCGAAGCTCCAGAGGCGGTCGCGGCTAGAGAGGAAGGGGCACGGCAAGCAGCCCTTGCGGCCTCGAAGGCACAAGCCCCGGCACCGCCAACAATGCCAACAGCTCCGGCGCCGCCTCCAATGTTTCAGCCAGGACAAGCCCCAGGCCAGAAACAACGAGCTGCGATAACCGCTTCGACAATGCTTGGTGCAGCTGCGGCTGGCGGGCAGACAGCTCGCAAAACCTTATTGGGTCAGTGATGCCTACACAATATCCGTATCCAGAGACAGGCTGGTCCACTGGCAAGATGGCCAAGGTCGGGCCACGAGGCATGGATCCTGGTCGGGAATACCGGGAGCTTGAAGGGCAGCGGAAGAGTAAGGAGTCTAGGGTTTCGGAGTATAAGGCCCTAACTCCGGAGCAATGGGCCAACTGGCAGCAGAACTTTCCACAGGGCCAGATGATTAACAGAGATCATCCGCAGTTGGCTGAGCTGCAAGACAGTCACGACTTCTACTCTATTCCAAATCAGTACGACAAGTTTCTATTCATGAACCCGAAGCAGACCGAACAAGAGGCCGGGAGGGCAGGGTGATGCCAACAGTTCCAGGTTCAGCAGGCTCAATGGCAGAATATGCTGAGCAGCAAGAGCTAGCGAAGAAGCCAACGCCGGAGCAGTTGTTGATGACCGCAGCAGATATGAAATCTAGAGGGCAACTCTATACGCATCCGACAGACTACTCCGATCCTAAAGCAACACTGAAACTTCCATTCGCAGGTGGTGGACGTGGCCAACGGCCAGATCATAGCAAGTCGGCACGTAAACGACGCTGACCTAGAATATCATCGGCACGTTAACGAACGCTTGCTTGGCCTTCGGGTGAACAGGTATTCGTGGTGGGTCCATGCTCGGGAGCTTGCTGATTTCCTCTTGCCTAGGAGGTACAAGTGGCTGATCACGCCTAACCAGATGACCCGAGGCTCCCCGATAAATCAGCATATCCTCGATTCAACTGGCACACTTGCCGCACGAAACTTGGCATCGGGGATGATGTCTGGAATCTCCTCCCCAACCCGTCCTTGGTTCCGGCTTAAGATAGGCCGGATCGATTCCACTCAGACATCCCCGGTGTCCTTGTGGCTCGCCGAGTGCGAGCGGTTGATGATGCTAGTCTTTCAAGAATCGAACTTTTATAATTCGGTTGCGGTAGCATACTTTGATCTGGTTATCTTTGGCACGGCTGTAATGTTGATTTATGAGGATTACGAAAACGTTATCCATTGTTACAACCCCTGCTTTGGCGAATACTATGTTGATAACGACGGAAAGATGCGGCCGCTGGTGTTCTTCAGAGAGTTCACCTTGACAATTGCGCAGGTTGTCGACCAGTTCGGATACGAGAACTGTAGCGATCAGGTCCGCAGATTGTACGACGAGCAGAAAGCTGGCTTGACCCGAGAAATCATTGTAGCCCATGCAATAGAGCCTAATGTCAATCCAGAGAAGTTCGATGTCCCGAGGCAATTCAAGTTCCGAGAAGTCTATTGGGAATGGGGCGGTTCGACGAGTCCGCAAGGAGGCATTTCATACAACCCAGGCTTCCTCCGGAAGAAAGGTTTCTTTGAAGCCCCACACATCACGGTCAGATGGGATCTTGTTAGTAATGATGCATACGGGCGAAGCCCTGGTATGGATGCCCTGCCGGATGTCAAACAGTTGCAACAAGAGGTTAGAAGAAAAGCTCAAGCAATCGATAAGACAGTCAATCCACCAATGGTTGCTGACATACAACTTAAAAACCAACCAGCCTCCCTCCTTCCTGGTGGAACCACTTACCTTGCTGGTATGATGCAGACAGGCAACGCCGGGTTTGCGCCAGCTTACGGGAATTGGAAGCCGGGGATCGGCGAAATCTCTGAGGACCTGAACGAGATCCGGCAGCGGATCAGAACCATTTTCTTTAACGATCTGTTCCAAGTCATTAGTCAGTTTCAGACTCGCTCCAACGTCTCAGCTACAGAGATCGACGCTCGCCGCTCCGAAGCAATGGTCATGCTCGGCCCAGTCTTGGAAAGGATCCAATATGAACTCCTCGATCCAATCATCGACAGAGTCTTCTCAGTTATGGCTAGGGCCGGAGTACTACCTCCCCCTCCTGCCGAGATCGCTGGACAAAATATCAACATTGAATACGTATCTATGCTCCTTACCGCTCAACTCGCCTCAGCGACAAGCGGTATTGAGAGAACTCTCCAGCTTGCAGGCGGGCTTGTCGGAGTCGATCCTGGAGTCATGGACAACCTCGATCTCGACTTTGCAATCTCGAAATACTCGAGCCTGATGAACAACGATCCGCGGCTGATCCGATCGCCAGAGCAACTTGCGCAGATCCGTCAGCAGCGACAACAGCAAGCGGCGCAAGAGCAGCAGATGCAGCAAGCGGAGCGGGCATCGAAGCTCGCCGCTGGCGCCAAGTCTCTAAGCGAAACAGATGTTGGCGGTGGCCAGAGTGTCATGTCTGCGATCATGGGCGGTGGAGCATGACCGTTACTCTGTCCGTCAGATTGAGCAAAGAAGATTTTTATCAATTCATGGGTCTATGTCAGAAATACAATGTAAGTCGACAAGAGATGCTTAGAGCTTTAGTAGTCGATGCTTTAGCGGAGGAGAGTCCTGATGGCCTACGACGCAGGGAATCGACGGGATGTCAAGACAGCCGAGAAGGCAGCAAAGGTCGCAGACCAGCAGCGTAAGGAGATCGTCAATGGAATTATGTCTGTCGAGCCTGGTCGAAGATGGATGTGCGAACTTCTGGAGATCTGTCATATCTTCGCAACAAGCTTCTCAGATGTTGACCTCCGGATGGCTTTCATGGAGGGTCAGCGTGAGATCGGACTCAGATTGCTCATGGATATCATGGCATCTTGTCCAGACGAATATGTACAAATGATGAGGGAAAGAAATGAGCGACAATCAGCCATCGACGCAAGACACAGCAGGCGTGGCCCGGACGCCGACGGGCGATATAGCGACGCAGACCCAGACGACGGATCCGAAAGCGACGACTCCACAGACCTCAACTACGGCTACGGAGAAGCCAAGCCTAGCTAACGAGCCTGGAGGCACGGTAGCCAATCAACCAGCCGAAACGCAGGTTGGAGCACCGGCTGAGTATTCGACGTTTGCTGTCCCTGACGGATATGAACTCGATACGGCCGTGGCTAGCGAAGCCGGGAAGATCTTCAAGGAGATGAACCTTACCCAAGACCAAGCTCAAAAGCTGGTCGACTTCTATACCGCTAAGACAACAGAGTCGGCCAATCAGCCGTACCAAGTCTGGAACGATATGCAGGAGAAATGGGTCAAAGAGGTCAAGGCCGACCCGCAGATGGGACCTAGACTCAATGAAGTCAAAACCACTATCAGTCGAGCTATCGATGGACTGGGTGACCCAAAGCTGGCTCAAGAGTTTAGAGCTGCTATGGACTACACCGGAGCTGGAAACAATCCAGCCTTCATCAAAGCCTTCTGGAAGCTTTCCCAGAAGATTACCGAAGGTGGCCACGTAAGTGGTAACGGACCGTCATCAGCCGCTCAACCCAATGGGGGCAGACCGGCTAGTGCCGCCCAAGCTATGTACCCGAATCTACCGACTAACCGCTAGCCCAGCCACTGACCGTGGATGAACGAAGATGGGTGACCGGCCACAACAGAAGGAGACTCTGGATTAGGAGGCCATCATGGCCACTATTGGGGCAACTGCCCTAACCTACGCGGACTGGGCCAAGCGAATGGATGACGGCTATCATGTAGCCGTGATCATCGAACTGCTCAGTCAAACTAACGAGATCCTCGATGATATGCTTGTTGTTGAGGGAAACCTCCCAACCGGACACAAAACAACTGTACGAACAGGCTTGCCGCAAGCCACGTGGCGACTGCTCAATACTGGCGTCCCTAATGCTAAAAGCACTACCGCCCAGATCGTCGATACCTGTGGAAACCTCGAAACCTATGCAGTTATCGACAAAGATGTGGCTGACCTCAACGGTAACACCGCTGACTTTCGTCTATCAGAGGTTAAGGCATTCCTTGAAGGAATGAGCCAACAAGTAGCCGCTACGCTTATCTACGGCAACCAGCACATCAACCCAGAGCGGTTCACTGGGATGGCGCCAAGGTACTCCACAAAGAACGTGGCCAATTCTCAGACTGCGGCCAACGTTCTAGATGGTGGCGGTACTGCATCTACCAACACCTCCTTGTGGATCGTGGTCTGGGGACCTGATACCTACCATGCTACGTTCCCCAAGGGCAAGGTAACTGGGCTGCAACACAGGGACATGGGCGAGTGGCCTGTGCAAGACTCCGGTGGAAACACCTATCAAGCCTATCGAGACCATTTCAAATGGGAAATCGGACTCGTCGCACGAGACTGGCGGTACGCAGTCAGAATCTGCAACATTGACATCACCCAACTATCTGGTGTTAATGCAGCCAATCTCATCAACCTGCTCGTGCGAGGCTTGTATCGTCTCCCGACAGCTCCAGCAGGTGCTACAACGATCCAGACTTCGGATACGCCTGAGGTTAGGGCAAATATGGGTCGAACCGTTATCTACTGCAACCGTGTCATCCGAACCTACCTCGACCTCCAAGCCATGAACAAGACCAACGTTCTGCTTCGAATCGAGGAGTTCGATGGCAAGCCGGTCACTACGTTCAGGAGCATCCCTGTTAGGACTTGCGACGCCATCCTGAACAACGAAGCGCAAGTCGTATAAAGGAGATCTCTGATGATCCTCGACGGCCTACTTCAATTCAGCGGCCCAAATGGCGATAGCCCGACGGCTACTGGCGTTTCTACTAACGTCATCGACCTCCATCTGGTTGGCATCCCTATCCTCGCTGCAGGCCAGGGTGCCCGAGATATGGGCATCGGTGACGATCCCGCTCTCAAACTCTTGGTCGTTGTTACAGCGGCCTTCTCTGGTCTGACTAGCCTTGCAGTCGCACTTCAGGGAGCGACTGATGATGGTACGGGCAATCCCGGTACTTTCAGTACATGGTGGACTGGTCCTGCCACCGCTCTGGCTAGTTTGACAGTGGGTGCACGGCTATACGATATGGACATGCCTCGTCCGCCAGCTGGCATAGCCGTGCCCCGCTTCCTTCGCATGAGCTACACTATAGCTGGTACTGGCACTGGTGGGACGATCAAGGCCTTCATTGTCCTCGATCGCGACGACCAGATGTACAACACAACCAACAACGCCATCATGGGCGGTTATCCTGCTGGCGTCATCGTAGCCAACTAAGGAGGTTGCTATGCGCAAGTTCGCTATAGGCTGCACCTTGCTCGGGCTTGCGCTGGCAGCGGGGCTGGGGATCACAGGGTCCCCAGCCCAACCTGTTGGCCCGCCGAATGAGATTGTCTGCAACAGAGTCAACAACGGATCCTCTGGAGCCACCGTTGGCGTAGCTATAGCTCCAGTCGCTAACCAGCAAATCTCCATCTGTGGTTTCAATGCTACTGCTGGAGCAGCCGCTGCGACCTTCCAGCTAATTGCTGGCCAAGGTGCAACCTGTGCTACTCAAACGGCAACCGTAACGCCGGTGATCCCACTAGGGATAAACGGCAACGTAACTGACCACACCGGGTCCGCTTGGGTGTCGTTACCCACGCTCAGCAACCTCTGCATCTCAATCACTGGAACAGGGCCGGTGGCTTATCAGATCTACTACGCACAATTCTAGGAGGCTAAGATGGCAAGATATAGGGCACTTGGTGCCTTCGTATTCGCAGGCAAGCGCTACAAAGCCGGTCAAGCTTTCGCTGATACTACAGCCAACGCTCTGGCTGGTGACGTAGTCTGGAACATCACGTCGGCTAACTTCTCTCCAATGATGGTTCCACTGGACGCTGGTGCTATCGCTATCAAGGCCGCCAGCGTTCACGCGGGTTCCAACGTCCCTTGCTGTATCTCCGGTGCTAACTCAATCGAGGCATGACATGGCTAGATGGAAACTAATGGAGGCTCACTACCTCAGCGTTCCTGGTACGGAGTGGGAATACAAAGAAACCAATCGTGAAACTGGCCGCCAAGCCAGGAAGATTTACGAAGTCCCACTTTACCTGGATCCAAAGGACTCGAGCTATTGGACCGATCGAACCGAGGAGCTTATCATTGTTAGCAATAAGTTTAATCCAGCCCATCCGCGTGATATCGTCTTTACTGGTCCGCCTACGCCGAACATGGAACCAATTGATGACGAGGCGAAGGCTATATCGGAGAAGGAAAGCTCGAAGTGGATCCATCCGATCGAATCCTTGAATATGACCTATTCGGAATCAAGGCTTAGCGATTTCGAGCGAGAGATCGCTGGTATCTTGGCAGGCAAGATCGAGGAGAAGCGGGCTGCACCGAATCTGTCTCTTGGCGGCATTAGCGAAGCTGACTTCGAGAAGCTTCAGCAGCAGGTGGCTATGCTAATGGAACGGAACGCCCAGTTAGAAGAAGCTATGGCTAAGCCAGGATCTAAAAGGCGAGTCTGATGGATAGGGACCTCGACCAGAGTGGTCATGGCTTTCAACGGTCTAGGGTCTATCTAGGCCCTAGCCTTGGTTGGGTCGATGAGCTTGTCGAGCCAACGGCTTCTATTCTGGTCGGGGGAACCTATACAGTCAAGCCCGGGGATAGCCTTATTCTCGTTAGCGTGGCCGCTGCTGTAACCATCCAGCTTCCTGACGTGAAGCAATGGGTGCAGCAGCGGGCTTACATGCCTGGAACCGGCTTTGATAGATCAATCACTGTCAAGGATGTGGGCGGTAACGCTGGTTCGTTTCCTATCCTTGTCGCTCCGGCTGGCCAAGACCGATTGGATGGTATTCAGCATCAAATCTCCATTCCGTTCGCTGGAGCATCTGTTAAGTTCATTCCTATGATTGACACTCCAGTACCGCAAGGTCCTGGGTGGATTCTACAATCTGCCCCTGGTCTACAAGGCGGCTTTGCTGGTGGAGATGTCTTCCTAAACGGAAACAATACCTTTACTGGCATTAATATCTTCACTGGTGAAACTGAAGTCTTAACTGTAGATATAACTGATAGCACAGGCCATCCAGCGTCAACCGAGTTTGTTAATAACTTCTTCCTAGCCAACGTAGTCGATCCCTCCAATCGATTCGTTAAATGGGCTGACCCTGACGTTGGTCTTTGGTCCGATAAGCTAGCTGGCTTTACGGACGTGCCTACTCAGATTCAAGCTATTGCCCTTGGGGAAGGCCTTCGGAGAGTTGGGCCACTATTGAGGCCAGCGGACGATCTGCTTGCGTTAGAAAACCTAACTGGGACCAACACCATCTATTACCGCTCCGGTACCAGCGTTTGGTCGGCGGTGGTAATCGGTGCCAATATGACCTTCAGCGGAGGCGTTCTGTCGGCGACTGGTGGTAGCGGCGGTGGAGGCGATGTGTTTGCCGCAGGCACTAACGTCTTTACTGGACAGAATTACTTTGTTGCCGTCCCGCTGGTAGTTGGAAGTAACGTGCTTTTTGAGAGCTCCGCTGGATTGGAAGTACACCATTCGCCTGGTGTAGGTGGGCGTGTAACTATTAACGATTGGGCAAATGATGCTGGTCCGGCTCAAATAATTATGCGTAAAAGCCGAGGCACCACTGTTGGTGCTCAAGGTATTGTTTCAGCTAGTGATGGTGGAAATATTATCTTTCAAGGTAGCGACGGTGGTGCGTTTCGACAGTTCGCTGCTATTAGTGGATTAGTTGATGGTGCGCCTGGGGTCGACGTGATGCCCGGTAGGCTCGCCTTTGGGA